TTTATTTATTTAGCTTATATAAGTAAATAAGGAGTCTTTATGCCAATAGTTAAATTTCAATGTCATCATTGTGGTTTTCGTTTTTCTAAAAGAGTCAATCTTGGAATAAATGAAACATCATGTCAAAATTGTAATGATCCTGCTTTGTCTTTAGAAGCTAAAGCATCAGTTGGTTATGATGCCCAAACAGATGGGGTCGTTCGTCCTCAAGCTTCAGGTATAGAATCTTTAGATACTGATATTGAAAGAATCGTAGCTAAAGATTCAGCTGAAAAATGGGGTACTGTTTACCACAGAAGAAAAGACAAATGGGATATTGTAAATGAAACTGGTGAACAAGGTAAACACATACTCGTTACTCCTAAAGGTGAATACTTTATGAATAAACAAGACAGTGTTAATCTAAAGACCATTAAAAATGAAGCTCGTAAAGAAATGGGAATAAATTATCAACAAGAAACTTAAAGGAGTTTAAATCATGGCTATTAGAGGCGGTTATGCACCACCAGGTGTTTATACAGAAAGTATATTTCAAACTACTAACCCTACTACTGTTATTTCAGGTAGAGTACCTCTACTTATCGGTACAGGGAAAGAAACCATTACTACTAAAACAGCTACTGTTGTTCGTGGATCTAGTTCTACTATCGACCAACAAGCTGTTGATGAAAATCTATCCGGTCGTGGTGTTTTAAGCTATGACCCTAACGGTAATCCTATCATTGGTGAATTTAATGGAGATACTACTCAAGTACAAGTTCAACATTTTCCTATTGTTGATGGTACTGGTACAGGTTCTCTTGCTACTAATGGTAACAGTATTCTTGCTACTGTTAATGGTCAAGTTACTGTTGTTCTTGGTGTGAATGCTTCTAAAGGTGTTGTTACTTTAGCTCAAACCTTAGAAGCTACAGACTCTGTTCTTTTAAGCTACTACTTTAAAAGAACAGATACCTTAATTGAAGAAGAAGATGTTTCTAGTCAAGTAACCACAGATAGTGCAGAATTATTAGGTTCTGGAGCTAGTCTTTCTTTTACTAACGCTACTACTACTTTTATTGTTTATGTAGATGGTACTAAATATACTATCAACACACCTACTGTTACTACTAATAGAGCTGATGATCTTGCTACTATTGTTGCTCTTATTAATGCAGCTAGTCCTGGTTCTTTAGTTGCTGATACATATACAGATAATAACAATGAAGACCAAATCATCCTTACTTCTGATCTTTCTCTTAAAATTGGGAATGGAAATGCTAATTCTGTTCTTGGTTTTGTTAATGACCAAACTACTAGCCGTAATGTAAATTTCTATACTAACTATTTCCCCATTGTAGATGGTTCTAATGGTGGGATTGTCACTACTGATGTTACTGATATTACTGTTACTGTTGATGGTGTTGAAGTTGTACCTGTTGCTCTAGATGGTACTAATGGCTTCTTTACTCTTTCAACACCACCAGCAGTCGGTGCTGAAGTTGTTGTTTCTTACTATTATAATAGCTTTAGAGACCAATTCGATTATTTACCCGGTACTAATATTATTAGTGTAGATAGTGTTTCTCTTGTTGCTGATGGATCTGGAGGCTCATCTTCTAACTTTATTGCAGGTGTAGATTTTGTCCTTAAAGATGATAAACTCTATTGGGGTACTGTTGCTGTTGTTTCCGAAGGTACTACAGCTGATGGTACTATCCCTTTAACAAGTAGTCAAGTCACAGCTAACCTTAAAGATGAAAAGATTTATCTTGCAGAATGTACTAGAGTTCTTGATACATCTGTAAACCCAGCTAGAGCTTTACCAAGTACCTTTAAATTACCACACCAACCTGTTGATGGTACTGGTACTGGTACTCCTACATCTAGAACTGACCTAGTTCAAGTTAAAGTTGGTTATGGTATTGCAGATGCTCTTGAAAAAGCAAATGCAACTGTAGTTAGAGTCAACCCTAACGATTCTACCATTACTTTATCTAATGTAGTTCCAGAAGGTCAGCAAGTATTTGCTACTTTCTACTATAGCACCCTTACAGATAATACTACTGATGGTAGCAATCAATATGTTGTTACTAACACTCTTTCAGGTGGTAGCAATGTAGGTAAGTATACAGTTTCTGTTAAGGGAGCTAATAAATATGGTGTTAGTCTTGGCAATAAGGGTGGCGACTTAGATGGTATCGATCTTGTATTCCCATCAGGTAGTGAATTATACCCAGATGCTCATTTACATGGTGGTAAACCTGTAAATGAAACTGTTACTGTTACTTTTGCTGAAAGTGACTCTACAAGTGCAGTATTCTTTAGTCCAGGTGCTGAACCTTACTTCCCTATCGCTACTAAGAGTGATGAAATTGCATTAAAAGTAGATGATACTGCTCTTACCGGTAATGTTAGTTTCTCTAATAGTACTACTGCAACAGGTGCAACTGGTGGTTTTGCTCATTTAGTTAGCCAACACCTTATCTATACTAATGATAGCAATAATACTACCCTAGATTTTACAAGTGGTAATAATAGCTTAAACCTTAAGATTGATAACCAAGACCTTAATGTTAATTTTGTTGTTGCTAATAATAAAGATGTTACTGACATTGTAGATGCTTTAAATACTTGGGCTGTTGATACAAATACTTTAGCAGCTCCTAAATATATTGCTATGACTAAAATGAGTGGTGGTTTACAAATTGTAAATGGCTCTTATAATGTCCTATCATTCCAATATGTAGGTGATGTTAATGGGTCTACAGGTGAATTAACTATCAGTGTACCTGCAGGTGCTTATGCTACTGCTAGTGCATTAGCTACTGCTATTAAAACACAAATTGATAATGCAGTAGCTTTTCTTGTTGCTGGTGATGATGACTTTACAGGTCTCGAAATCGGTGTAACTGAAACATCAGGTCATCTAGTATTCACCTTATTATCTATGCCTGTAGGTGCTAATGATCCTGGTGTTGCTGATAACTATGGCTATCTCGAATTTATCAGCCAAGCTGATCCTGAAGATGATTTTGCTGTTATTGCAGGTATTGATACTGATACTATTGATGGGACTCAAACTAAATTTGGTTTCTTGCCTATCGTTTCTTATAGCAGAACTACACTAAGTTCAGGTGCTTTACAAGATCACTTAATCCTTAGAAATCGTTTATTGCCAGGTAATAGCTATCATTTACCCACAGGTGAAATCGGTGTTCGTGTTATTAGTGGTACAGCTATGACTAATCTCGGTTTAACACAAAGTTTTAGTCCTGCTTTATATCAAGGTGCTGTTATTGAAAGTCCTACACTTAAATTACTTTTAGGTTGGTCTGAAGGTCAAGAAGTTGGTGAATCTCAAGCTGCTGTTACTTTCTATGACGGTACAGATACTACTGTTTCTTCTGCTAACAATGTCTTAATTATTGATGCTAGTGGTACTACTGTTGTTACTACCTTTGGTGCTACAGGTGCTGGTACTTTAACATCAGTATCTACCGTAGCTAGTCAAATTGACTCTGCTTTTGTAGGTGCCGGTGTTGATGCTACTGTTTCTATTGAAGGTGCTGCTGTTAGAATTACTCTTAATAACCCAGTTGTAGGTAGCTACTTAAAGGTATTAAGTGGTAGTGCTAATGACACTGTAGGTACTGCTGCTAATGTCACTTCTACTGCTAAATCTGTTACTGCTAGTCAAATTGTTAGTGCTTTAATGAACCACTACTCAGGCACATTAACTGATTTATTGTTTAGTGCAGGGTCTAGTGCTAATTACTTTGCATCAGAAGCTGTCGCTTATGTACATACTGCTTCCACAGGTAAAAAGTATGTTGTATTTGAATCTCTTGGTGAAGGCGTAGCTTCAAGTCTTGCATTTACTGGCGGTAATGCTATTACTTCTAAGGGTAATGGTTTAAAGATTGTTGTTGGTGACGGTGCTGTTGGTGAAGATGGCATCAATGGTTTCTATGTTACATCTAATAATCCTAAAGGCTCAGGTTCTTCTAATACATCTAAATTCAATGATGGTATTGGTCAAGATGGTGTTGTAGGTCAAACCTATGTTGATGATGTAACAGGCTTAACCTTTACAGTATTAGCTCAAGATGGTGGTCTTACAT